CCCCAGTAGAAGCTCCAGTAGAGGCTCCAGTAGAAGCCCCTGTAGAATCCCATGTAGAGCCCTCAGTAGAAGCCCCTGTGGAGCCCTCAGTAGAGGCCCCTGTAGAAGTCTCAGTAGAGGCCCCTGTAGAAGTCCCAGTAGAGGCCTTAGTAGAAACCCCAGTAGAAGCTCCAGTAGAGGCTCCAGTAGAAGCCCCTGTAGAATCCCATGTAGAGCCCTCAGTAGAGGCCCCTGTAGAAGCCGCTGTAGAGGCTCCAGTAGATGCCCCTGCAGAAGTCCCTGTAGAGCCCCCTGTAGAAGCAGCTGTTGAGCCCTCAGTAGAAGCAGCTGTTGAGCCCTCAGTAGAAACAGCTGAGGAAGTCTCGGCGCCAATGCCTATGGAGAGTTTTAATTCATCATATCAATCATTGAATATGAATGATAAACCCATCATTATCCCAGTGACAAGCGCTAACGTTTCAAAGTATATCAGAAGAAAGACAAGAGAAACTTAATAGAAAAATTTCACCAATAATTAGTAAATCGAACCAGTGCCTCTTAATAGTTGATAATAGAATTCTTTCTCATATGTCTTCAATTGCACACTTGCAGACTCATAGAATTCATTGAAATCAGCTATATCGTAGCCTTCTTGAAAGTGAATATCTGCGTATTCTTTGATAGTTGTTCGAACATCATTTAGAGATGAGCGTGCTATTCGCACTTCATATAAATTCGTTTTTTCAATACTGGCATATTCTTTCTTAATTTGCTTGATACTCTTAAGTATATAGGTATGATATATGAGCATTCTATTTAGATTGCCGTTTTTGTAGAAAAAATCTATTAAAGCTACAAAGTTCTTTATATCTTCAAGATGTTTTCTAATTATTTTGTCGTTCATATTCATAGTTTTTAATAATATATTTTTAGTAATTCTAATCAACAATTTTTCACATTTTATTTTGTTCATTATCTAATGTAAAAGTTTGATGATGTCATTGCAAACCTTGCGAATGGCGTATTGTTTCTTTTCATCTTCAAATGTTAATTCTTTGATGATTTTCCTCATTAGTTTTTCCAACTTATGATACTCGTCCGATTTGTTGTAAAGGATAAGTTCTTTAGTGTTTGTTTCAACATGAAAATTGAAGTAGCCCAGGTCTGTGAAATGCTTGATTTGCCAAAGCACATAATTTTGAGCCCAAAGTAATCTGTTGTTGTTCATCATTGTTTATCTTTTCTTCTTACACTCTTTAAATCAATTCAAATGGAAACTTAAAGAGGATTTTGTATTTCATATGCAAACAATTCTCTATGTTATTATTTCACATATAATCTGTTCAAGGTCTTTAATTCCTGTATCGGCAATAACTCCGCTTGTGTTTATGCACTCTCCACCTATTTTTCTTTTGAAGTGTAAAGAACTGTCTTCTAAGTTCCTTTGTAACAAAACAGAAGCTCGTTCAGCAATAAGCTGTTTGATCTTGTTGAATGAGTTCGAGAGCTTTGTATAAAACGTGAAAGAGAATAGAATTGCATTGTGTTGCATTATTATAATTGCAATGCTTATTCGGTCTGTGAAACTTATGTAAAATTACTGTATAACATAACTAAAATTCACAAATACCTGGAAATGGACATTGAACACGAAGCGTTGCACCGTATTCATCAACTTGAAAACAAAAAAACGTCAAGGTAAGGTCATCATAATAATCAATATTTTTTACCTGATGTCTGTATTTGAGTTATAGCAACTCTGGCACTTTTCAAAGAATGATATCCAGTATTTCCTATTATATAGAAATACTTGTTATCACTATCCAACTTAAAAACTGTAAATCCGTTTAGGTCTTTTGGCTTTTCAGCATCTGTTAGCTTTCTATACGCCATCTGCATGAATATTATAAAGTAAGATACATAGCCAGAAAACTGAAGCAAGCCAGAAAACTGAAGCAAGCAAGCGTATCGCGCCTTCTTTTAAAGCATAAGCAACCTCAAGTAATCTGTCGCTGGTGAGCTTGCGATATTGAACTGTCGCTGTTGCTGGTGAGCTTGTGATGCTGTCGTTGGCGATGCTGTCGCTGTTGCTAGTGAGCTTGCGATATTGAACTGTCGCTGTCGCTGTTGCTGGTGATATTGCTGTTGCTGGCGATATTGATGAGACTACGATGATGTTGTTGCTGTTGCTGTTGCTGTTGCTGATGATGTTGCTGGCGATATTGATGAGACTGCGATGTTGTTGTCGCTGATGCTGATGATGATGATGTTGCTGGCGATATTGATGAGACTGCGATGATGTTGTTGCTTGAGTGCTCCTTAAGAGGTTTGATGGTCCGTGCGCAGTGGTTGTGTTGCTGTGGGCAGGAACAAACTCAACTGTCTGTCAGGGACAAACTCAACTGTCCGTCCGAAAATCAATATCCGTCCGTCCAAGATGCAACATCTGGGCTCAGGGCAGAATGTAATAAAAATGTTACAATAATTTAAATAAAATGTCTATGATAAATTTGATTGGTATCCTTACAATAGTGTTGGTAATTGTTTCTATACTTTTCGAATTGTCTTACAATATAGAAGCTTTTGCACAGCCAAAATCTGATAATAATTATGTATCAAAGACATATTTGAATTCGTTGATGAATATTGTGCAGAAGCGGTTCGATAAAATGACAGATAAGTTGGATAAAATAGATTATCGTGTGAAGGTTATGGAAAATGAAATTAATCAGGACTTCGACTATGAGAAAGATCAAATCTAATCCTTAACAACAATATATTTGATGATGTTCTCAACGACTCGCTTACTTATTTTCCTATTATTACACTTTATAGCGTTCAATTCAGAACTGATGACATCTTCAGTTTTATCTTGAAACGATAATAGCATCTTATGTAGTCCTCCGTAATGGTCGCAAAGACTCGTAGCAGTCTGCTCGGATATCCCAGGGATTTGACAAAACATATGCTTCTGAATAGATCGCGCATCATCTTTAGAAGACTTTTTGATGGTGGTCATGTTGAAATAGCCTTTGCCGTCTTCTGTGGCTGGAGAGACGTCTTCGGTGCTTTCAGAAACCTCAAAATATTGAGGATTTTTAACGACCCTTTCAAAGATGGAGGTAACAATACGATATGTATCTTTCAAGTTGCGAGAAAAGATAAACTTAATCTCATCGCGAAACAAACTATGAATCACGGCAGATTCGAGTTTCTTATCATCGAGTGATTGGAAAGAGGCATAATCTTCTAAGATATATAGAATATGTTTTTTATTGAAATTGTTAATCAATCTATGTTTTTGTTCTTTGTATCTCCCATCTTTCAGAGACGCATTGAGATCTTTAATTGACTTTCTCTCAATTATACAATATACTTTCTCATTCTCATCTGTTATCAATATATCTCCAATATCAAGCGCTTTGGGTTTGCAATCACAACCATCAGTTTCAAAGAGCTCGATGAGGTGTTTCTCTCTACAATCGATATAAAGTTTGAACATTATTATTGAAGTTAAAGTAATAAGTAAGATAACGCGGCATAGTTTTAAATGGAATGCATGCATCAAAAAAGTAAAAGCTTATGTTTAAATGCTTTTGCCGATCTTGAGAAGATCACATAAAATCAAAGTTAATTAATTCACGTGGCAAATTATATATATCACTGAAGGGGTCTAAAAGAGGATCTCTATATTTATCGTCGTTCTTTTGAATCTTTGTGCGACAACATGGGCAATTATCGTTCTTTGTTTCCCATTTATCGATACAATCTTTACAGAAGCTGTGATGACAGTGGAGTGTTTTCTTTGTGTTACTATTCATGACGTTAAGACATATGCAGCAATCAGTTGGTTGTATTTTGTGGTTAGCTATCATTTCAGTGGCTTCTTTTTAGATAAAGGGATAGTTATGTCATTTTTTATAATTATCGAGTATCAAATTATGCTCTATATTGAAGTTTTATACATGTTTTATTATTCAACTTTTCAAACTTTGAAACTATAAAGTTTTCGTATTCTGCAGCTTTTACCATTTTGTTTTGAGAATAATAATATACGGATTTCTGAATTTCTTTTTGCAAATTACAATTGTTTTTATAAATCTCTTCTAATTGCATTTAACTAATATTCACTTATTCTTATATTCTTACATTTTAAAATAATATCAGAATGTGAAGAATAAAAATTAAAGCCTTTGTTGATATGTTTTTATATATAATGTTGATTGTGGTATTACTATATTTGAGTAGAAAGATTTTGAAAGAACTTTAATAGTTTGGAGTTATATGTTTTAAGATGCCTTTGTATAAGAGCATGAAAGATTACTCTGAAACAAGAATTAAGCATTTAAGGATCCACTGAAGAATCCACAAAGGATGATTGAAATGGCGCAGCCACCATAGCAGCTCCTTCTCCGATTCCAGTTGCCGCTGCTGCGATTTTGAAATTCTTTACAATGTAATAGCGTATACTAGCCGCCACAATGATAAATAATGCGGTCGCTAACAAGATATACGCCCCTATCTTTCTCCATCCAGTTTTAAACAAAGAGTCACCAGGGTTTGATGGATTATATACAATATTTACTTTTGCACCGTTCGCTTGTATTGTTTGAGTTACAACTGTATTTACATACTCCTTATTTTCAACTGTATATTTGATTTCAGTATTACATTCTTTGTGCATTTTGTTTTTAGAATCTTTATACATGTCGCATTTAGAATTGACAACTTCAGCGTTAATTTCAGAAGAATGTGTTCCTCTGTCGAAAATCAAATATAACGCAATAATGATCATAATTACTCCAAAAAATACAGCGGATATTAATCCAATGAGTGCCATAAACACGCCAAAATCACTGGCTGAATCATATATATCTTGTGGTAAATTATTCATCATATCGTTGTTTCCTGCTTTCATTTTACTCCGCATATTTTTATTAGTTTTAGTTTTATTTTTTGTCATCATTTTTAACATAATACGATATATTTATATCCGATTCATCATCAATTTACTAACTTTTTCAAAGTGCCATAATTTGAAAAGACATTTATAGATTATCAATTCTGATGAACACCTCGCTATGCGGTCCACTCACAAAATACTCTGGAAAAATGTTAAAAACGTCATACGCGTTATTTTGTCTCACGCCGTTGCTGTCCGTGCGTTCTAACAATCTCACAGCATTTCTCAGACGCATGTACAATTGTATTAATTGATCAACAGTAAGTTCATCGAGAGGATATCCATCCAACTTAAAATTTTGTGGTCTATGACGCCCATACCATTCACTCATGTAATGGTGACTTCCCATCCATGATATTTCTGTAGTTTTATCGTTGCCTGTATACAACACAGTCATAATATTCGCGTCACTCGCTCCGAGTAAATACTCCAAGTGATCGGGTTTACGTCCATCTAACTTTAACAAGGATAGCTTAGTTAATCCATTTCCCCCAACTTTTACAACATTCATCGTCCTATAACGCACGACATACGTCGCCCCAGGACTCTTTATCGGGTATTTTTTTTTAACGAAACACGCACTCGTGACAATTTGTGGTGCGACAAAAGTTGTTGTGTCCGCCGTTTCAGTTTCGTCGAATACACTCAGCAAAAGTAGTTTGTAGACCATCGTTAGAATTTTATCGTTTAAACTTTCAAGTTGCACGGTACGTAAATCAAGAGTTTTCACTAATCTGAAAAACGCGACAGCATGAAAAAACATCCCGTCGGCGTCATCTTCAACTTGTGTTATTCCGTTCGATACTTTCTGTATGACTAACTTATTTACCATCTCGAGTTCTTGTTTCTTGAGAGTCGTGTGATCTGGAAATAGAACCTCAGGTGCTGTCTTGAACAGATGTCCAAATAACTCTCTTGCTCTCGACGCTCCAAAATCGCATCCTAACCTTTCAAATATGTTTTTGTGAATCTCTGGCGGTAAGTCGGTGAATCGTGAAGCCATCGTAATAAACTTGTGTGCGTGCTTATGATGATATTTGTTTTATTCTGTCAAAGCTTGATCTACAAATAGGACAGGTGAAAACCTGATGAACAAGTCCAGGGAACACTGTTTTAGCTTTTGGGAAAGTTTCACACCACTGCCCACTCCATATCAGAGACGTGCACGACTCACAGAATACATTTTTACAGGTCCAGCAAGACACTGATCTTTGATCAAAAGATCCAGAGTTAGTCGTAGTGTTTTCGCAGTGAACTATGCAACACTTCATAGTGTTCATGTGCAGTGCATTTGCGCCGTTTTAGGGTTACGCCTGCGGTGTTCGATCAGAGAAACTCAAGTCAGCGGAAAACCCTAATTCGTCGCTGGATCTCATGAAATCCTTGCAAGACCGTTCTCCACGTGTATCGCGCGAGGAATAACGCAACGCTCACTAAGTCTCACCTTGGCGTCACGCGTCTGTGCTTTGCAGTTGTGCCACCGCACGAAGATGGAATACTGTGATACTGTGATTTGCCACACGAATCTGAAATCGGTCGGTCGGAATGAAGGTCGGATATTGGATAATATCCATCTCATTTTCCTATGTGTAATACATAGGAACCAAATAATTCATTAATCTCATCTTTAAGTTCTAATGACTTATCATAATCATATGTCTGTCTCATACCGTCTCCGCGTCCAAATTGTATAGAGCCATCGTTGAGATTCTTCATCAAAAATCCTCTACAACTTACTACACCGTTGTTATCGTGCGTCGTAAGGGTTATGAATGGATTTGTTCTTACACCTATAAAGAATTTACAGATAGCTTCATCTGGATTGATGATTTCTCTAATATAATATTCCCATAATTCACTTGTCTTACCGCTACAACTAACATACCATGTGTTTTTTGGTATGGACTGATATTCATTGAATTCAATACGTGTATCCGTTTTCATTGTTCGACATTTGATGATATCGATACTCGTATATTTATCGATATCACTTTCTACTTCTTGATTATATATAAGTTTCAAAGCAACTTTACTTTCTTTATTGACTCGCAAGTTGATGCTTGCTGGTTGGATGAAGTAAAAAGCAGGATCCATCAAATAGATCCGATTTTCATCTACGGGAACAACGAGAGCAACGTGTGAAATGTGTAGATATCCTGGCATCTTATATTTGTCAGGTATTGTAGCTGAAATGAGATAGCTGGTAATCCCTTTAGATTTAAGCCAATCTTTGATGAAGATACACATCGCAATACAACATCCGCTCTTATACTTCTTAACGGATTCTTTAGAAGATGTAAGCTTACCGTGTATGTATGGAAAAGTCGAGAACATGCATTCGGTATAACACGCGTCCAATGCTTGTTTTAATATCTTTTTAGATGGTTTTATATTGTCAAACTCAAACTTGATCGGTTTTGTTTTCAATTTTTCATACATATTACATTACTTTACTAAAATATTTATTTTATATTTACCATGTTAATAAATTTACTTACACGATTGACACACTATGGTTATATCTATGTTTAAATTTTATAATGTCTTCCGCAAAATCCTCCACATCCAGTCTTGGTTTTAGCTGTGCACTTTTGTCCATTCATTTTCATTGCCTTACAATATTCAATGGTGGGTTCATGCTTAGTGGATTTTACCTTCTTAGCGGATTGTTCCTGCTTAGCGGATTGTTCCTGCTTAGAGGATTGTTCCTGCTTAGCGGATTGTTCCTGCTTAGAGGATTGTTCCTGCTTAGCGGATTGTGATATGATTTGTGGTTTATCATTTATGGAGATCATCTTTACGCATTTCTTTTTAGCGAGCAGATCTTCGTATTTCATTTTGCATTTTTCAATAGATTCATTAAGCTTTATCTCATAATCAGCTTGTGTCATTTTGGAAAAGTATTTAACAGAAGAACTCATTTAGTCTGGTTAAGAT